GCCTTTGGGAAATCAGCGAGGAATAATAAATGCCTCGCAAACCCGGTAGACGCAGCATATCCTTTGCTGTGACGGCAGAGCAGCTAGCCGCCGTCACAGCCGAAGCCAGACGGCGCGATATCGATCTATCGCGGCTCATCCATCTGGTGTTAAGTGAAAGCGTGGAAGGGTACGACGCAGACGCAATCCCGCGGCGTGGAACGTATCCGAGAAATCCATCAAGCTAATCCGCCGCCGGACGGTTTTCCGGTACGAATGAAGGAAGCGCTCAGGGGGCGCACACAAAAACATGAACAAAAACACCAAATACACAAACTTTGAACTCTTTGGGGAAGAAAAGACCCCCAAAGCCCACCGCGACGCGCTGGACGCATCGTTGAGTTACCACCTCGTGGAATCTCTGGAAGCTATTCCAGAGGCAGAGGAAACCGAACGCGTTTCCGGAAACGCGTTTAACAGCCGGACAGTCCGGCGCTCCGTAGGCCGGACTGTCCTCGCCGACGGTGCCGTCGCAGTCGGCATAAGCCGGACGGTCATCAACTCCAACTCGTCCTCCCCGGACGGGAGGAGCGATTCCTCCTCCATGTCGTTCTATCTGCTGCCCGGTCACCCTGACCGGAAGTACTGGGAGGAACTGAAGAAGGAGTACGCCTCCCTCTTAGTCTCGCGTTAACGCCGCCAACCCCCTCTCCATTCATTGGAGAGGGGGTCGGACGGTGAGGTTCTTACCCTCACCCGATAACCAGCGCCAGCATTCCGTTTACCACCGCTAACACGACCCCTGCCCCGACAGTCAGCAGACCCCCGATAAACAAAAACCCGACGAAAGACAACACGCCTTCGCCGGGTTCACCGATGCCCGTCCATCCTGTTTCACTCGGTAATGGTTTCCATGTCGGCCTAGTCACCGGATATTGGTCTTGGTGGCGGACTGATTGACGTGGGGTAGACGGCATAACACGGTGCGCCGATCATCGAATAGTCAGGGGTATATCCATCTGGACACGTCCAGCCGCGAGGTAGGGTGGGCATCGCCGTAACCTCTGCTGTTGCGTCCATCGGTACAGACCGAGCGCGGGGCGTTGAGGTAGGGTCGATGAAACCCCACTGCGAGTCATTGATCGCCAGCGCTGCGCTGACGACCAAGAGAACAGCGATCAGGGCGAGAAAGACACGCATTATTCAGAGCCGTGTTTCGCCGGGTCGGGAGCGGCGGCGCGGTCAAAGTCGGGATCGCGCATACCCGCACTGCGTTTGCCCATGTCTTCGTAGTCGTAGTTTCGTCTGGCACCAATTACCAAATCTTTAACCGACAATCCGGTTGCAATTTGTGATTTAAGAAGTTCAAATTCACGATCAATCTTTGCCCACCGCGCATCATCATCAGCGGAGGGTGTCTTAGCGGCTTCCGCCTGGCGATAATCAATATACCGATCAGTCGCATTAATCAGTTTTTCGCGCCGCACAGGCGATAAGGTCACCGCGAAAGCAATAACTACAATAATTGCAAATGCACCAAACACGATATAGGCGGTGCGGTTTTGTGCGGCTGCACTGTTGGAAAGGTCAGTCGCTAGATTAATCAGCAGATCGACCAGTTCAATATCCGGCGCGGGAGCAGTCTCGACGCTGATCACCTCTGGTGCAGTAACCGTCGCTTCGGGCACCGCCACCGCTTCATCAGATGGAAGGGTGACAACTGGCTCGCTGGATGGGGTGACTTCCTGAGCAAAGGCGGGGGCGCACAGTGCCAGCGCCAACAATAAGACAAGGACAAAGGTAACGAAACGGGACACTTTCATCTCAACCTCCAAGTAATTTAATAAGAGCAGAAATCAAACCACCGCTGACAAGACCGCCGACAGCAGCCGTCTTGGCATTGGATAAAGTCCACCTCAACGGACGAACCAAAAATTGCACCACACGGTCACGTTCCGTTTTAAGAATATTGACATCCGTTTGGATGGTGGTAAGTTGGCTATGAACGATACTTACTTGAGTACCAACATTTGCTACAGTGCGATCCAGCCCCGCGAACATCATCTTGAGCGTGACGAACCCGGGTGTTGCTTCCATGTCGGTTGACCCAAAGATGAAATCCGTCATCTTTCGGTTGCGCGCATTCATATCATCCATGAACAGGTTGATGTCGCGTGTTTCAGCTTCGACATTATCCAGCCGCTCACCGTAGGTTCTCACTTGGTCATCGCGGCTGTTGATGACTTTCTCGAAAGAGCGCATCTGCAAGCCAAGCGATTCGTTCCCGGCTCTGATCGTTTCTTGCAAAGTCTTTTCCAAGTTGCGGATGTCATCGGCGACAGCTTGTTTGTGAGTCTTGAAGCGTGTCTCAATCGCATTGTCGGTGGCTTTACGTTCATCCAACCGAACCGTCTCCAGCGCTTCGCCCATCTCAGCGCGAGTCGGCACATTCGCAAGACGCTCGTCAATAGCCACAAGCTGCTGCTGGTTGTGCGCTGCTATTTCCTCACGGATGATACGCCTGAAATCCCCTTCACTCATTTGCGGTGGGGTGGGTGGCGCATCAGTAATCGGGTCAAGCGTCATCAAAATTGGTGCGAGATACCCCTAGCTTTAGCTATGGGGAGGTAAGCACCTTAATCCTTTCAATTCTGTCGGACAAGTATCCCCGAAGGGAAAGGGAGATTTGCAGTTACCTGCTGGCTCTCCCTCAAAGCCTCCTCCGCTTGCGCGGGGTAAAGTCTTCCTCGACAATGTTATGCGGTGGTTTTGTGTACACGACACTGGCTTAGACCCTCAACCTGTTTAATCGTGTACCGCAGCGTTCAGGGCTGGAACGTCACCCCAAAGTGCCTATCTATATTCACCGCTAACGTAGTTCCCCGAAGGGAACTGAGTCTGGTCAGCATGGCTTGTATTGCTACAAGCCCCTAGCTTTAGCTATGGGGTCGCTGACAAGAAACACCGTTGTCTATAGAATAAATGTTCATATATAGTGTAGCACGAAAAAGAAAGATGTAAAGTATATGGGTGAGTTATATCAATTCTAAATTAATAGGTCTGTGAGGGCATTACTAACGATAATGCCTATTATCAGAGAGTAATTACGTTTGACATTAGAACAGGCCGGATTTAATATTTGTCGATTGTGCCGCGTCCGCCCATCTGGAAGTAGCTCACGCCATTGGTGGAGTAAGCGGTAGCCGTGCCGAAAGGCGATTGTTCTAGCAGATACATGGTCTTGCGTCCGACGGGTAGTTTGTCGATGTACTCAGCGCTAGATTGTCCGCCGCCCTTTGGTGATGCACCGTTAATATCGCTCTCATCTTGGTAAGCGCCAGCGCCAGGTCCGGGTACGCCGATGCCAACGTAATACAGTGAGTTGATGGCATACCCATCATGACGCAACTTGATCGTTGATTCGCTCACACCGATGAGAACTTGAATTTGGCGAGTATCGTCGTTGTGCAGGGGTCGCCATGACGCAGTATTGACCGTCCACGAGTTGGGCCCGGGACTGAGTGCATACAGCCTGAGCTTCTTCTCGACCTGATTGTAGTAGTTGTAACACAAGGCGCGCTCATTGCTATCATAACACCGTCCGCTGACATCATCGCTACCAATATCCCCCAGATAGCGGCGAGTGGGATCACCTGATTTAACAAGCCAACCGTTTTGTTTTACAAGCGCCGTTGCGCGTGTCCCGGTGTCCGTCCATTGTTGGAGTTCGATGTCTACCGCGCTGCCCGTCCAGTAGGCATATACCGCCCACTGTCTCGATGTACCAGACGGGACGCTTTTAGAAATCTCACTAAAGGTATACAGTCCCCACGCGCCGCTGGAGTACAAGCCAATTTGAGCGCCCCTGTATGGGGCGTAATAGATGGTTGTGCCGAATGTGTTTGATACATTAACAGGTTCACCGCTGGTAATCGTAAGGCGACCATCCACGATATGACCAGCGTTCAATCCTTCAGAGACAATCCAATCCGTGCCGTTACTAACAAGCGTTCGCCCCGCCGCGCCGGGTACGACACTGGACAATACGCCTGTAGCCGTTGTGACGGCGAGTAGGCCACTTGCCAAAGCTGCTAGAGCAAACTCGTTAGTTAATGCGCTGTTGGCTACCTGTGTAATGTAAGTTGCATTGACAGGTGCAGCGGCTGTCACAGCATTGACCAAAACCGGAAGGCGAAGCAGGTTTGAGAGATAATAATTCCCGGTATCCAACGCCCAGAAGCCATCATTAGGCACGTCGAACAGCGTAGGTAATTCCGATTGAAGCCCGATGCGGACGTGTCCTAAACCCGGATATTCCCAATAATTTGTCATGATGCAGCGATGACCGTCCAGTTATTGGCGGCGTTAACTGAGGGAGAGAGTGTCGCGCTGTTGGTGAGTAGTATCTCCCACTGCAAGTAATCGGTGGCGGCGAGTGCGCCCTCCCACGCCCCATCTATCATCTCAGTTGTGGTCGTGGAGAAAGATCTACCATACAGCACTGACAGCGATGTGCCATTCTTGAGCAGACGAATTGTTACATCCGCAGTAGAATTTATGGTGATCGTGGAATAAAGGTTCATGGAGACGCGATACCGTCCAGCGGTAGCAATCGTCAGCCTAGAACGATCTGCGCTTGTCCAGAAATTGGCATCATCATAACTTTCAGTTGCCCAATCGATTACGGCGGAGACGCTGTACGTCGGTGTGCCATTGACTCCTTCAATCCGAGCGGAGGTCTTCGGTAGAGGCGCAGCCCACTTTACACCTGTAGCGGTTGTGCTATCGGCTAACAGCGTTTGATCGTTTGCCCCCACCGTAAGCAGTGTCGGAACACCACTCGCATTGGTGACCAGTATTTGACCCCTACTATTTGCTGGATCAATTAACCCGTAAGTTCCCGGCGCGGTACAAACAATGAGTTGCCCCGCTTCGGTTGGGGTTGGAATGGCACTGCTAAAGCTCACCCAATCGCCCGATGAGCTTGTACCCGTAGCGATGTATCTATTTCCGGTGTCAGTGGCGAAATAAGTCTGCCCCAAGTATGCGGGTGTGCCTTTAGCGGCATCCAGTCCCGATTGAAACCAAGTTGGAAAACTTCTTAAATCATTGCTCATAACCCACTCCATGTTACTACTTGGCTGTTAAATGTCACGACCTGTCCGCGATAGGTCACAATGTCGCTTGCCCCGCTGCCTGACTTGGCGAGGACTTCCTGTGCTGCCAGTACCTCATTAATGGTGATTGCCGTCATGCCGTTGTAGAGCTTGACCCACCCCGAAGCGAACCGCCCCGGCTGAACGGTTTTGATGAGATTCACATTAAACACATCCTTCAGCGTCAAATTGGTGTTGAAGGTTGTCCCGGTGGTGTAATAGAGCGTCCCCGTTGCCGGGTCAATCTCGACCAGTATTCCCACAGCCAACCCAACAGTGACGGGGATATCGGCGGTAAAGTCTTTCGTGTCCCGGTTGAGGACAAGATAACGTAGGTTGCCCAGCGTGTACGCTGCCTCAGAGACAATACAGCGCATGACGACTGGATACATCGGACGCAGCAGCCCTACATCGAATTGTGAAATGTTGATCGGGCGCTGTGGACGCACTGGTACACCTTCGCGGTAGAGCGCATCTTCTGGCGCGCGTCCGACGATGGTTAGCCCTTTGGCTGAAGGCTTGACCGAGACAAAGCAGTTTGGGACAATTTCCTCCGAAGTCAGCGACACGTTAAGCGCGGGTATCGCTTCGCCGTCGAGCGAGTTAGATGTGTATGGACGCACCCACACCATGCCGGGGATTTCGGGATTAGGGACATAGACCTGAACAGTGCCATCCGTCAGCACTCGCCCAACACGATAGGTCTTTGCGGTTTCAATATGCGTCGACCAAGTGTCGCGGGCGGCGACGTACATCTCTTGCAGGTCGCTTTCATTTAGAATACTCATGGTGTTTTCTCGATCAATATAAGGGCGTTTTCGATGCGGCCTACCTGCCCCACGTTCTGCAACCATGTCCCAATACGCGGCTCAAACGTACTCAGATCATCAATAGAGATGTCCAGTTTATTGTCCCCGCCCGCGACGAACACACCCGCCTGTAAGCGCTTGAGCCAGTTATAATTTGTGCTGCGTCCCTGCGCCCAAAGGGTGCCACCATCACCAGAACGCCAGAAAGCGCGTGACCCGTCCAGCGCTGTAGCGATCATGCGTAACTCGCTGCCAGCAGCCGTAAGCGCGAAGGGATGGCGCGGTACTCTTTCTTCTGTCGGGGTAACGTCCGTCCAGATGCTTGAACCGCTGACGCGATACATGCGCCGTCCGGCCTGTCGTTTGTTGGTGATAATGAGGCTGCCAAAGACGGCTTCAAGTTGGAGTTCTGGAAGTGTCACACTGTTGTTAATCCACTTTCCATAAAGTTCCGTTGAGTCGCTGAGGAAGCGCACTTCAACAAAGCGCACGTTTTCGATTGGTGTAATGAAGGTTACATTAATCGCCGCCGTGACATTAAACTGCACAAAATACGGAAACCCAAAGATGGCCGCCGCGCCGATATACGACACGCTCCACGACTGGCTTTTATCGAGTGTGTGGAACTGGACGCGCTGCGAGTATAAGACCTCGCGCCTACTGTTGAGCATGGTTAGTTCAGCGGTGACATTCACGCGATACGCGCCGTCAATCGTGTTGCCCGGAGGCCAATAGATTGGCGTACCACTAACGCCGGGCGGGTCCGCAATGACGCTTGGATACAAAAGTTTGGTGGTGAAGCTGCCAATCAGTTGAGACACTGTGTATACCGTCCCTGATTTCTGCTCATCCGATTGCGCCAGATAATCAACGCCGTACCGAATAGATTGTTGATCAGCGTCGGCCTCATCAGATGACAACGCCAGTTCGGTATTAGGAAGCAGGTCAATCCGGTTACCTGTCGGGAAGGTGCTAATTGTGGTGCTGATGGGCGTATCGTCATAGATGTTATACGTCGTAAAGATGTTGCCCGAACCATCTTTCTTGATGGTGGACATGGGTTCACTGCTGGCTTGATCGTCGCCCGGATGATTAGCAATCTCGCTGAACGCTCCCGCTGACCCGGTGGCCTTCATTAACTTCCAGCGTCCGGTGGCGAGTGTTCCCGGTAGGTAAATGTCACTGCCGGAAATCTCCATACCCAAAGGCATGTTAGCGTTAGCTTCATCTATAAACGAACCTGAACCGACATTGACCACTGCCCCCCACGACCCACCGCTGGAACGGCGTTTGATCTTGACACCGAAACTAGACAGATAGGCCACCGCCAGAAAGTAAGGCGCGGTGGTACTCTGCACGATTCGGGCGCGTCCATAGAATAAACCTTCGGTGACGATCGTCGTCTGCGTATTCCAGATGGGCGCAGGAGATAGCAAATTAGGACAACTCGATACCGTGAGCGTTATTCCGCCATCCCATACAACGACCAACACAGACGGATAGAGCAAACCTTTCGACCAACACGCATCAAGGACTTGACCAACCAGCGCTTGAGACCCAGAGTCGCGCACACGCGCATAATTCACGACTTCCTCTAAAAAGTTCTCGGAGAGTCCCGGCTCACCGAAGGAGTTCCAAGGCATCGCTAGAGCAAAGTCTGCACCCAAATTAATTTCCGGCGGATCAGGTGGAAAGACTTGCTCAACGGTATCAATCCAACCGTCCGGGTCAACATACCCACCCGCCCCGCCGCGTTCGATGGGGAGATAGATTCCGCGTGTGCCGTCGCTTTCAGTGCGGACATTCACAGCGATATCCATCAACCAGACATTGCCCAACTTGCGCCATGTGCGCGTGACCTGTACCGGACGCACACGAATACCGGTCCCGTCACTACCGCCCCATCGCACCCCAAACCGATCAGGTTCAAACGCAAGATAATCCTCAGGTACGTTCAATTTATGCCAGTCGTCATCTGCGGGGTCGAAGATGTCCAGCGGCATCAGCAAAGTTAAAGGCAGACTTGCCAGCGGGTTATTGACATAAGCAAAAGCATCACCGACTAAAAATTCAAGTTCTGTTTGTCCGCCAGCGGCGGTTACGCTCACGTCGGGAAGGTCGCTCTTGGACAGCCCTTGTCCCTGAGCGCTGCCGGGTGCCAATGCCCGATAGGTCGAAGGAATCTCCGAGCCATCATGTGAGATACCATCAAGGATGACATGCGCCACGTCCGGCCTCAGTTTTGGCTCAAGCGCCAGCGGCACACGGACGCTGTTCTCTGTCCAGGTGTATTTGGTATCGAGCGCATTACGCGGCACACCGGGAAGATGGTTCGGCTCACGGACAAAATAGATGGTGCCATCGCTGCGACAATTGACTTCGCCCGTTGAAATTTCATTCAAGAATTGCAATTGCGAAGCGATGTTTTCAGCGCGAAAGCCATAGGTACGGCGGCGCAGCCCAAGCAGGTTGGCACTAAAATAAAAGTCATGGTTATAAAGGAAGGTCGCATGATTGCGGAGGATATAATAAGCCGCAAAGCCCGGATGGGTGTAAGCCGGAGCGACTTGAGTCCATTCCGTCGGCGTTGTGTTTTCTTCCATCAATTGGGTTGCAGTCGGAATACTGCGCGCCAGCTTCAGCGGGCCGTAAAACTTGAGCGTCACGCTTTTACGTCCGCGCTGGCCTTCGGTGGTCATGTCATCCATGTACCCGACAAAGCTCTTGGTGATAACGCCTTCGGCCAATTCCTGACCGTCGAAGAGAATGCGATTGGTCAACACGCCCATCATGCCGGGATAGAGCGCGGCTTTCGCTTCACCCTTCACCGTGACCGAAAGTTCACGCCCAATATTGACGGAGGCATCCCCACCGATGGCATCCAGTCCATATTTATAATTAAATGGTGCATAAGGACTGGCGGGATTATCCGAGTTGGCAAACAGCCAGCGCCAACCGGAGGCTTGCCGTCCGTTGATGCTCGTCACGGTGCAGTTCACTTCATAGAATCCAGCAGGCAAATCAACCACCACCACCGAAGACGTAGAACTCCCCGACAGGATAACCGCACCAGCAGGCAGACCCCATGCATAGGCGATGATGCCGGGCGACCCGTACAACCAATCGAATGACCCTCCGGCGTTGAGTGTGAACACAGCGCGACCACTGGTATTGACCCACTGCTGTTGATGTGTTCCCATGTTGACGACGGGTACAGGGCGAGACCCAGAACCATCATAGGGCAAATCCCACGCCTTATAAGCTGCTTCGCCTGTGGCGCGAGAGAGCAGCCCCCACATCGGGCGATGCTGATAAATATGCAAGGTATCGCCAGCGATGACAGTCTGCATTACATCTCTTGCATATCCGAAATCACCTTCGCTTTTGGCATCGGTGTAAAACGTGGTGGGTGTAGGCTGTTTCCGAACAACACCCCACGTCTTGATTTTGCCTGCGCTATTCTTGATCGTGAAGGCCTGCCCCACCGTGAAGTTTCCCCAGCCTACGGTGCTGGTCACACTGATCTCGATCATCGGAATAGTAGGAGCTGCGGCAAGTGTCGCACTGGCGACCTCTACGAGCGGCACCACATTAAATACAGGCTGTACCGTGACACGCTTGGCGTTGGTGATCTTGTTTTTGTCGGGCGTTGAGAGGATAACCATTACACGACCACCGTTACATCTATTGCGGCATTATTCCCGACGCTTACATCGCCCGGTGTGGTCACGCTGGCGCTCACATCATAAGTGTCTGTCAGCGTTGGCATCATCGTCAGCGTAAGCGTAGTGGCTGTTGCTCCGGCTGCGAGTGAAGCATCCAGTGTCGCCCGAACTTTAGTGACATTCGCCGGAGTTGTAACGGTGCTGACCCATACCCCGCTTTCAAAGTATTCTCTCGTCCAGCCTGTCCCTGCGAAGGTGACGAATGTAAACGATGCCAGCACATCAGCGCTCACAACCACATCCCCATACGTCGCAGAGCCAATATTGTTGACCGTGATCGTGTAGGCCTTATTGACGTTGACCGCCACAGGGGCAGGATGCGTCATAGTGATGGCGAGATCGGGACCCGCTGGTGCATCAGCAACAATCACCCATTCAATTTTGTAGCTCTTAAATCCCCGCCGCCAGCCGGGCGTACCCGCTTCCGCTGGACGTTTGAGATAGCCGTAACACTGGACGACGATCCAGCCTACGCTTCTATCCCACGTCATAATCGTAAATTTCCCCCAATTGAGTCCGCTAAAGATCGTATCCTTAACGTAGGTGGTCATGCCCGTTGTCCAGCCGCCCAGAGGCCATAAGTCGTTACCTTCGCCTAACGTGATGGCCGCGCCGCCTAAGCTGATAACATCCTCCGCGTAACGATTGGTCAAACGCCCTTCGTCCATTGGAATTTTCCATCGGGCGTACCTTTGATCGGCGGCTTTAGGCCAGCGCACAATCTCATACTCTGCTGCCAGTTCGGCTCGACTGACCCACCCGGCGCGCAAGCGATACGAGCCGCCGCTGTGGTAATCCGACATCGCATTTCCTTACCTCGCGCCAGACAGCGCGGCTTGATTTGCTTTTAAAATTTCTCGTACAGTTGATTTGAGTGCGCCGCGCACATCATCGACAGTGACTTGATTCCCTGCCCCGATAACGATGTCGCCGTTCATGGTGAATCCGCCACCCTGTCCCGTATTCATACTCAGCGCGAGTCTGGATAAGGTGTCTGCATTTAAAGGCAAAACCACCTCGTCATAATTGCGGTTGCCCTCGAACTGCGCGAAGACTTCCTTACCTTTCGGAACGAGGCCGCCCTTACCGAATTGAATAAAACTGCCGCCTCCTCCGCTGGCTCCTCCGCCGGACGTTGGTCGAGTGCTTGAACTGTTGTTCGTCGGCCTTTGAGTAGTCGTGGTTGTCCTGCTTGCGGCGGCTTGTTGGACGCTTCGCACCATCGTGAGCGCGGCGGTTTGCACTGCCTGAATACCTTGCAGTTCAGCGTCCCGCTTACGGGTGATTTCTTGGAGTTGGCGGTTGGTCGCGTCCTGTCGGCGACGATCCGCCAGCGCATCATCTTCCGCTTGGCGTGTGTTGCGCTTCTGGCGACTGGCTTCCTGCGTGGCCTGTTGTGCCTGCTCACCAGCGACAGCCGCCGCGTTCTGCGTCCGCTGTGCCGTGAGGCGCTCCACAAGTCCGGCCTGAATCTGTGCGCGTTCTTCGCCTAAGCCGCTTTTAATTTCAGCGATACGCGCTTCGCCCTCAGCACGAATTTCGGCGAGGCGTTCTTCTTTTTGCGTTGCGGCTTCCTGCTTAGTCGCATCAAAATCTTGTTGGCGCTGCGATGCTTCGGTTTCGCCTCTGCGTTTCGCCACCGTTATGCTCAATATATCGTTGCTTAATTCGCCCTCGAAGATTTGCTGGTCAAGCGCTTTGGCTGCCCGTTGGCGTTCTTTGGAGAAATCCACATCGCGTTTAAGTGTTGCTTTTTGGCTGTCGACTTCCAGCTTGGCGCGGTCTTTGTTGATCTTCGCTTCGGCGGCGATGATGTCTTTGCGCGCCTTCGCGGTGGCCTGAACCTCAGCCTTACCCGCTTCTTTGGTGATGGCCTCGATTTGCTTGAATCCGTCTGCGCGAATTGCCTTGAGTCGGATATTGGCCGCAATCGCTAACTCTTTTTGATCTTCATCGGCGCGGCGGTCTCTGATCTTACGATCTTCCCGCGTCTGCGCGGACTGCTGCGAAGCGGCGGCGCGGATACTCGCTTCCTGCTCGGTAAGCTGCGCGATGACCTGAGCAGACCGAGCGCGTTCTTGTGACAGTTCATTCTCGTTTTGTTTTGCGCCGTCTGAGGCGGCAATACCGCGCTTGTCGGCATCCGTTGCGGCTTCTTCAGCTTGTGCGCGATCAATGGCTGCCGTACTGCCGTTATCCATCGCGGCCTGAAGCGCTGTAATACTGCCTCGGTAATCATCGATATTGTCTTGAGCCTCGTTACGCTGGTTGACAATCAACTGCTCACGCTTGTCAAATATCGAGACGATACCCGCGGCGGCACCAAACCCCTCATTAAATCGGCGACGAGCCTCTTGAGCGCGCGCAAGTTCCCCCTGCTCACTTGTAACGAGTGCTGACAGGCGTTCAATCTCAGCCTGTGCAACTTCGGTAGAAAGTGTGCCACTGGCAAGCTGTTCGTTGACGGAGCGCCGACCCGCTGTAGCAGACTGTACCGCTTTAACTTGTTCGTTCACACCTTTGTTGTAGTCACCCAATGCAACTGCTGCGAATGCTATAGCCGCGCCAGCAGCAGCACCAACAACCCCCATTGTGACGAGTCCTGCACCTGCACTCGACAGGCCGGGTACAGCAGAGAGCGCACTACTTGCCATACTGCTCAATGGTCCCGTCGCGGTGTTGACCGCTGTGCCAATTGCCTGAATACCCTCCCCAAATCGTGGAAGGTATTCGATCAGTCCGGCAATATCCCCACCACCTTGCAGCGCCCCTTGCAGCGCCCCACCACCCGCCAGCGAGGCGACAGACCCCGCCGCGCCCAATGATGTACTGATGTCGCCAACCGAACCGCTAACATCCGGCTTCTTAATGTCTTGCAGTGCCGCGCTTGTTTTAACGGCTTCGTTCTGCACTGATACCAGTTCAGATCGTAGAGTGGCTAATTCTTGTGTTGCGGGGTTGACGTTGGTTTGCGCCGCCATATTTTTAAGGGATCGACCTGCAATGCTGGCGGCCTTGCCGATTGCCTCAGCGCCTTTGCCTACCTGTTCAAGACGCGACTCAACAGAGCCGATAGCCTTGATACTATCGCCGATGCTTCGCTGGTCGGGTCTAAGTTTAAGCAGCGCTTCTACAACGGTCATTTGATCACTCAGTCTTTAGTCTCATAAAATCACCCCATGAAGGTAATTCGTCTGGATCGTCGCGTTCATTTTCAACGAGCCACCAAGAGACCATACGGTCTATCAGTCGCAGCCCATCGAGCAACCCATTAGGCTGCTCAAGTACGCCACCGTCGAATGGTAGGAGGTTCTTGTCCCGATAGTGTAAATAGGCTTCTATCACCATGTCCGGGTCAAAGTAACCTTCTATCTCCTCATCTTCGTGGTCGCTTTTAAGCAATCCCGCCTCGCGCAGCGCGACCTGTCGGGCGAGATCGCTTAACCTTTTTTGGTAGTCTTGCCTTCGTCTAAAAAATTCGGGTCTGCTTTTTCCGCCTCAGTGTGTTCACTTGCAGGCAGAATCGGGCGCGGCACCAGCGGCGCGTTAATCCGATCAAACGCGGCACTAATGGCGTTCCCGATACTAGGCTCTGTTTCCATCCAAAGGGTGACGGCATTAACATGCTGCGCGATAGGCACATGAAAGGCGGGAATATTCCACGCTGGATCATCGCTGATAATTTCGCAGCTATTGCTTGCCAAGAGAACATAGATTTCAGCATCTTCAACACGAAGCGGTAGGCGGTTACCTTCCTCGTTAAATCCCCGAACCGCACCTACTAAGTCGTTATAGAGGATGCCGCGCTGCGCTTGACCCATACGGTTTTCACGATAGACCGTAAAAGTCACGCCCAAGAGTTCGCCTTTTTCGCTGGCACGTTCCATGTTAAGAAGCCCTCAAATACACGATGTAGTTACGCTTGGTTGCGCTGGGCGCGACTGCAAACGTGACAACTCCGGTTGATGGAACAACCGTCCATGCAGTAGTCGGCACTAAAAGCGTGGACACTTTTGTAGACGTATCTTGCTGATAGACCACGATATTCGTACTGGTATGATCGCTAAGCGGTTTTTTGGAAAGTGTCATGGTGGTTAACACACCATTGCCCTGAAAAATGTCAATGTGCGGCGGCGTTACTGCAATAGCGCGTCCGCCAGACATGGCAAGCGACCCTTCAGCAGCCAAAGTCATGATCTTGCCCCAAGGCCATACGGTTGTACGTTCCCATGTACCCGTGTGGGTGTAGTCGCGCAAAACGCGCTCGTCACGGCTACTCTCGCCTTTGACTGCAATTTCGCCATAATTCATGATGATGAACTCATAGCCTTTTTGAGATTGTTCCCCATACACGCGCTTCTTCGCGCTGCTGTGGTTGAGTAGCATCATCGGCGGGAGGTCTTCGATCTGTGGGTTAATACCCACAATCTCGAATGGTCCCACGTCATAGACCTTTGTTCCTTGCAACGCTGCTTCGCGGTCGAGGTCGCCCACGCCCATATCAATGTCGGTGGTTGTATTCTCGATAGGGTCAAACGTGAGAAAACCTTGTGAGATATCATCACCGCTTTGATTTTCGCGGGTGCGTTCTGGTGTTGCCACACTCATCTTTTTGACGGCATTGAGACGCAGCAGGGACGATGACTCGCCAGCAGCCAACGCGGTTACGCTCCCGCATAACATGCCGTTGGTATCGTAGAATGCGCCCCACGTCTCTTTACTGCCGCCAGCTATATAGCGCTTAAACGGACTTCCCATAGCCTAAACTCCTAGCCAGATGGCTTCTTCATTTTCGATATTGAATTTCAAGGTGTGGCTTAGTTCAAAGCCGACATGCTCCGGGTCATCCCGAAATAAGCCGTTGCGCGTTACAGATGTCACAAACGCACCGCCCGGTATTAGCCAAAGGTCAGCTTGTCCCGTCTTCCAGCTAAGGTCAGAATGGGCATTGAACCAGTTGACCGCATACGGGATAAACAGCCATAATAGTTTTTGATTTTCGCCTTTTAGGTTGCTCTGCACCTTCCCGATCAGGAAGCGACTGATGACGGTAATCGCCTGCTCGTCGTAGGGTTCGCCAGCATCGCCAGCAGTCAACCCGCCCGGATAAAGCATCACACACGGGAAGGCTGTCGGAACAGGAAGTAAGAACTTCTGTGCCGCCTGCACAACTTTAAGCGACTTCTTCAAGCGCGGCGGTGATGCCGGAATGGTCATCTCCTCCCACGCTTCTACGATGCGCTCTACAGCATCATCAAGGTACAAGTATTGAATGTCGGTCATACTTTTTTAATCCTCGCCAAACGTACCAGTGAGGCGAAAAACAACTTTGATTCATCGGGCATATCCACAGGCCATTCAATAGCGGTCATGCCGTCAACTTGCGTTTTGATGAACTGTCCACGATGTTGAAATTTGTAAGCTGCCCACCGCGTCGCGTAATAGCGGACACTTGGGTCAGGCCGCCAGATTGTGATCGGCGCGCCTTGCGCGTATTCGGCTGCGGTGGTGCCGCGTACTCCACGCATGACTGAAAGCGTGTGGACAGGTGTAGCGGCGACTGAGATCGTGACCTTGCGCACCTGCATATATTCGCTCCCGATCTTGAGCAACTGACCGGGTGAAAAGCGCGGCGTTTCAAAGCGCTCGTCTTCGCCTTTGATGTCGGTGACGGTGATCGTGCGACTGGATGAAGACAGTGGGGTATCCCGCACCGTGTCCATACTGTTGAGCCACGCCTCGCTCGGCTGCGTGTGGTATGCCCAAACACCCGCCACCGCGATAGCATCAGCCGGAACGCTTGCACCCAACCAAGACCCGTCAATGATCTGGATTTTGGTTTTGTGCTTATCCTCTTGCGGCAATAGCGTATAGGCACTTGCCGCAAGCGCCGAACCTTCGACTGTGATTGATGAGGCGGTCAACAGTTCAGCGTCTAGGAAAAGTAGATCGTCATAAACCAGACCATTGCACGACATGGGTAAAGCGTCGAATTTGCGCGTCTCAAGACGGGGTGCTAGGCTGCGCCGCGTGTTACGCTCGGCGGTTGCAAGCACATCGTCTATTGCTCTCAGGATGTATTGCTTATCCTGCACCGTTGGCGTGACGTAGCTTTCCTCTGTCTCTCGCATCTCATCAATCACTAAATCAAAGGTCGTGAGCATTACTTACGCTTCACTTTCGGTTCGGCTTCCGGGTCAACCCATTCAAGTATTTCGGGCGCGATGCGTTTAAGTGTCTCCTGCGAGATACCTAACTGCTTGGCGCTGCGGATTTGCTCCTCAACGGTGGCGCGCTGTTCTTGCGTGATGCCATTCCGCGCCTGACGGGTCAAGCGATAGAACAACATCGTTTCTCTGATAAAGCATTGCGCCCCTTCGCCATGCGGCACAAACGCACCCGTGACGGCGCAAGTCTGCGTGTCACGGATGGTCTGCCCTGTTTCGTCAACTTCGCCCCAATACTTGAATTCGCTCATTTGCCGCCGCCCTTCTTAGCGGTTTTAGCGACAGGTGCAGCCAGTTCCTCATCCGAAAGCTGTTTGGTGACAACTTCGGTTTTCGTGACTTGGGCGATAAGCGCCAGTTCCTCATCCGTTAAAGGATCAAGTTCCGGGTCGCGGTCTAGGTCGGTTGGGACGATAGGCGCGATGACTTCTTCGGGTAACGATTCGGCGATGACTTCCGCATGACCGTTCTCCACGAGGTACTTAGCCAGCCCAAAGAGGCGTGGATCAGTATCTTCATATTCGCCCGGCTCGATGCGTTCTTCATTTGTCAGTCGTCCGCCATAGTTGTTGTGTACGGAAATTGTTATAGCCATCTGTACACCTCCTATGAGAAGGCTACGCTGCCAATGTTGGACAGCACTAAAAATCGGGTTGCAGAAAGTGCGATGACAAGCAGCGCTTCGCCTGGTGCATCCAGTGTCGCAACGCTGTTTGTCCCGTTCCAAGTCACACCCGAAAGCGTGACGGTATGTGCAACCGTTCCCGATGCAGAGCCATTCGCAATGATGAGCATGTCACCCGCCGTAGGCGCAACTAAAGTTGCCGCGATGACTACCGTCGCATGACTGAGGATCACCAAGCCGCAGCGCAGCGTAATCGCCCCGGTGGCAGTTAAGGTCTGCACCGCTTGGCGAAGTTCGCCTTTCATTAGGCTGCCCGACAACGCTTCAAAGAGATTGGCGGTAAAACGGAAGTCGTCCGCCCCGGCAATCTCAACGTCGATCTGGTTATCCGTTGGGGCGCTGATGGTGGTATCGGCATCGGCATCTAAAACAAGCGCATCATTCTCGCCGTTAAGATCAACGACTTGCCCCGCACCAAGCAGCACTGAGGTCATGCTCACCGCGTTGCCGCCAACAGTCAATGTGGCGGCGGTGAGATTTCCAAAATCTGCGTCTTCACCCATGCGCGGGATATAAGTTTTCTGGGTCATTTCTACAGTCCTCCGTTAATGGACAAGAAAGAGTTTCTTTACTTGCCTGCTTATGCAGCAGACGGATTAGGCGATAGTCGTGCTGACGTTGTATGCAATCGCGGCGGCTTCGTTGTCACGAAACGCCAGACCCCAACGCATATGCGCCACAACCTGAGTTGTATCCGATGCCGGATAGTAGGTCGTAAAAACCTGCATACGACGCTTCCAGCGACTCGCCCACTGATCGGGTCGCACCAGTAGGATGCGGCCTTTGGTGTTGTTGCCACCCGTCGCGCTGACTTTGCCTGTGGCATTGCCTTTGCCGAAGAAGCCGGAGCGCACAATTTCAATGCCATAAATCCGACGCAACACACCTTCAACGATGGTGGCCGTCGGGAAGACATCTTGCGTCTTCAAGATGGCAAGGTTGAGCGCTGCGAAGTACGTTGAATTGTCGATGATGTACAGCACCTTGCTTGGGTCGGTGGCATGTTTACCGTCCACGCCTAGCAGCGGAAGCAGTGCCAAGAAAATCGTATCTGCCAGCGTGTTAGCTGCGTCAGCGGCATTGGCGGTATTGGTCACCAGCGCCAGTTTCGCCAAACCGTTCAACAGTGTGTAGGACGGTTTGGAGGGTGCCGTTGCCGGAGTGCCATCGATCAAATTAATGTTCGTACTCGCGCCGGTGGCGGTATCCCCATTAATCAGGATGCGTTCCATTTGTTCCGCACCACTCACATTGATCTTGCGGTTGGCTTCTCTGACGATGTTGATGATGCTGTCTTCTTCCAGTTCCTGCTGGTAGTTGAGACGTGTAGACAGCTTGGCGACAGTGACGCTTTTCTGTCCCGTCCCGAATTTTGAAGAGGCCGATGTAGGGGTGACCGTACCGCTACTTGCGTTTTCATCTGCCCCCCCGGTGGAAACATACCAATCAGGATCAGCGCCTTCAAGCGGGATGGTTTCAGCTTCATATCCTTGTGGAATTTCGGCTTCATCCATGCCATAAGAAAGCATCTTCTGATAGACGGGTGTTTGTTCGCGGATTTGTTCCCACAGTTGAGTCCCGTAGTAATTGAAAACCCACTCGTCGCCAAAACCTGCTGAATCAGCAGCCATGACTTCGCTAGCCTTCAAAAACGGGAAGTGACTTTTGACAGCCAGATCATTAGCGGCGACATCGCCTTTTTCGACCAGTTGAGCGGTTTTATAGGTCATCGCTTTGCGATATTCATCGCTCGTCCGTCCGCGCAGCATCTGATAACCAAGCGCCAAGTCATGGGCGGTCAGTGGGTCAAACTTGCTACCAACGGTGATCTGTGTCGGCTTGTTCGCGGGTGGGTTGACCTGTGCGCCAGATGCGCGGCTCGTGCCGCCATGTCCTACATTGGCTTTGATAGCCTCAGCAATAACGGCATTGGCGCGGTATTTGTTGATGACATCCATCACAGTCTTGATAAAGGCGGTGTTAATCGTCTTTTGCGGAATGATGTCTTCGACATTTTTCATCATTTCTTCTTCGGGTAGGGCTGCCTGGGCTACCGGATCGGCTTTTTGTTCGCCGCCCACGCTGCTGTTTGCGGCTTCAACTTGGGTGACGATCTGCGCGAGTTGTTCCTCAGCAGGTACATCAAGTCCCATAGCGGCGAAAACCGCTAGGACTAAATCACGAATGGTCATGGTCTTTGCTCCTGTTTGCGATTGAGATTCGGATGGTGCCGTCTCGCGTTCAGGGTCGCTCTCTGCTTCACCTAAAAGGTCTTCCAGAGTCTTGAAACCGTTAACGCCTCTAATGGCGGCTTTCAAATTACTGACATTAGTTCTGCGCGGTTCAGCGGGGGTGGGTGTGAGACTACCTTCGACGATAGGCCACTTCTTAATCCGTCCATCTGCGGCGACTTCCACCAAATGCGGAAGGCTACCGGACGACCAACCAAGAGCGCCCTTCTCTACGAGGTTGCGGACAGCCCCAACATAGCGGTTACGCATGTCGAGCTGGGCTTCCGCCCAAAGGCCAACGGCATCTACTTTCAGTGTGTCGATTGTGCCGATGAGCGCTGTCTTAAGTTCGCCGTCGAGTCCGTGATGGTAGAGCATGGGACGCTGTGCGTACCAATCCAAGCCCAATTCAGTCTCAGGTGTAAAATATTCACCTGTCAGGTCTTTTTGTGCTGGACTGCCGAAGACGACCAGATAGCCGCCGATGCGATCCCCTGCATCACCCAACATCTTCAAAGCTGGAACTATCACGACCTACCCCCAAAATAAAAAGAAGTGTTGCCAACACCTTGAATAGACAAGGCATTGGCAACACTCCGCGCAGAGTTAATTGTTGAACAATAGTGTAGCACAATTGTTCGTTAAGTCAAATGGAATAGGTGAATCAAAAGACCGCCGCGTTCAACCACATCTCGCTCTCACCTTTTTTAGATTAGCAGCGTAGTAAAGGCGGTTTTTCTCTCTCACCTTTCCCGAGTTAGCAGCCCGCCAGACGCGGTTTCTCTCTCTCACCTTTTCCGAGTTAGCAGCGTAATAGCGTCGGTTTGCCTCTCTCACCTTTTCTAGATTAGCAGCCTGCCAGACGCGGTTTCTCTCTCTTTCCTTGTCTGGATTAGCAGCCCGGTACACGCGATTGTACTCTCTCGCGCACTCTTTGCACTCTGATCGTAATCCATCTTTTTTCGTGCTGTGCCGCGAAAACGCGCTCACCGCCTTCGTTTCCCCGCATTTCGCACACCGCTTACTGGTAACGGTTATCTCGTCTGCGCTCATCCCCAACCTGCTTTCAACCCATCATCTCTATCATGGTAGCCTGCACACCGATTTCAACTACATCTCGCTTGACCGTCTGCGCTGTCCGCCTTGACGGTCAGTCATGCGACTTCCTTATCCTTTGCTTTTACCAATTCAAAGTATGCGTTGATGCGCTGCAAGATTACTCGCGCCTTCCGTTTGCCAAATTTCAGGGCAAGCCACACTTCTGGCATAGCGTTATGCTTGGAATTATTGCATCCGTCCTCACCGTGACATAGAGGCACGATGTTATCCGCTGTCGTCCCGCCGCCTTTGGTGAGTGGTATCCAGTGATCGGCGGAAGCGGTGTGCGTGACGAATAAATCCTTTAACGGTCTATCGCATACCGCGCAGTAGCCATGAAAGTAATCAATGGCATATTGCCATTCGGCGGTGGTCAAGGTGTTGGGGAGGTTAGCTTTACGGGCGCGGCGGCGCTGGCTGTGAACCCGCACCTTTTCCGGGTTAGCAACCTGCCAGACGCGGTTTTTCTCTCTCACCTTTTCTGGATTAGCAGCGTAGTAAACGCGGCCTTTCTCGTTCAACTTTTCTGAGTTAGCAGCGTAGTAAACGCGGCTTTTCTCGTTCACCTTTTCTGAGTTAGCAACGTAGTAAACGCGATTGTACTCTCTCACCTTTTCTGAGTTAGCAGCGTAGTAAACGCGTTTTCTCTCTCTCCCCTTTTCCGGGTTAGCAGCGTAGTAAACGCGGCCTTTCTCGTTCAACTTTTCTGAGTTAGCAGCCCGGTAAACGCGATTGTACTCTCTCATCTTTTCTGGATTAGCAGCCCGGTAAACGCGGTCTGCCTCTCTCACCTTTTCTAGATTAGCAGCCCGGTAAACGCGGTCTGCCTCTCTCACCTTTTCTAGATTAGCAGCCCGGTAAACGCGATTGTACTCTCTCATCTTTTCTGGATTAGCAGCCTTGTAAACGCGGGCGTACTCTCTCGCGCACTCTTTACACTGGTAAAGTAATCCATCTTTTTTCGTGCTGTCCCGCGAAAACGCGCTCACCGCCTTCGTTTCCTTGCATTTCGCACACCGCTTGCTACCAACAATTATCTCGTCTGCGCTCATCGTTTACCTGCTTTCAACCCATCACACGACCTCTCGCCACGCCCACGCCCATGCAGCCAACCTATCCATAGCGACTACATAACAGCGGTTTGGTCTTCCGTTCCGCACCAAATAACCCATCCTGATGAGCTTCTCGCACCAGCCGTATACGGTGGCGTGATCGGCGTAAAATTTTGTGCCGATCTCCTGAAGTGTCGGCGCGTAGCCGTACATCCGGCGATGGATTTCGATGAAAAGTAGAAGCTCAACTTGGTTGGTGGTTAGATCGTAATTCATACACACCACTATAGCACATCAGTTCTCATCAAGCGACTCTTGGACGATCATAGGCCACATCTCAATGATGTTGTCCTCAAGTTCCGCGCCGATATCTAATGCGATGTTTTCAACCACAGGCCATTTGTTTAAAAACGGCTGCTGATCTGGACCGTATACATAACGCGCTTGAGGCGCTGCGTTCTCAACATTAATGGTCACGTCGCCACTGTTGAGGTCGATACTTGTCTCCCAACCTTTCGCCAATGCTCCTGTGCGTCGGTATGGGAGATTGTTCTCTTTACGCAGCTTTGCCATCACATAGCGCCGCTGACGCTCACTCGCCCACCGAATAGGATAATCCGGTTTTGGCGGCGTATACCGCAATCGTCGATCTAGCTCACGTTCCAGCGGCGGGATGATGACACGCGCCACTACGCGGTAGATTTTGCGCGCTGCTTTTTTCTCAAGGCCGCGTAGTGCTTCTGCAAGACCGGACGAAACGGAAAGCGAGATGTCAATCATTCGGTGACCGCCTCCGGCGCGGGTTGCGAGTCGGGAATATCCGGCCATTCGCTGAGACTGTCATAAGCAGCCTTCGCCCTGCCCCGCGTCGTGTATTCGAGAGGATTAAAGTTTACGGGTTCATCGGTGTCGTCAAGCTGGCAGTTACAGTTCCATTGGCCGCAAGCGTGACGATTTGAAACGCCGGAGCGTGGCGACCATCCCGACTTATTCCAATCATCCCGGGTTGCAATTTTACCATCCAAAAACGCACAGTCCGCACAATGTTGGATTGTGCCACCAAGGCGGAAGACTGATTTTTGACCCGGATTAGCGCGAGCCTTTCCTTCATCGTAAATGCGGTCAAGGCTTAGGTTTGCCCATAACTGCGCTCGTGTTCCTACTTCTGTTTCGGTTAAGCCAGAGGTATACATCTCCGCGCCAAGATTAGTGACACGACTACTTTGCTCACTTAACCAATCACGGAACACCGCTACATCGTCGGTGGATAAACTCTCGCTGGTCATGCCGCCCGATTCTAAACCATCACGGAAAGCAATCAATCCGTAGCGTCTTAGTTCCGAGCGCATCCGAGACGCGAACTGGCGACGGTTAACCTCATTGTTTCGACCCGACTCGAAGAGTGCCACAAAGGTATCAATGAACTCGCTGCGGGTGGTCGTGTAGGCTTTGATAGTCGGGCGCGGGAGCAATGCCTCACGCAACTCAACATAAATATCCCACAGTTCCAGCCCCTTGCGAGCGGCCTCAAACACCGCACTCATGGCGGGTTTGTCATTGGCTGCGTCTAGGCTGGCTTGAATGCTCTTGACCAATTCGGGCGGAATGATGTCCGTCCCGAATTTACGGACGTTGGATTTACCTGCGCGTTTTATCTCAAACCGCTGCCACTTGAGCAGCTCATCAAGCACAATCGTAGACTTGGCGGTGATGTCTTCGACTGGCGCTGGTTCGTCGTCTGGTTCGGGCGTAGGGTCGTCCGGCTGTTCGCCAATCGGTAACTCCTGAATGATGGTGTCGTCTACACCGATCTGCAAGCTAACAGGGGATACGCTCAACTTAGGATTAAACGGTACAGCGCGAGGCCGTTCTTTCGCTTTACCCATCGTGATATGTGGTACATAGTTGACCGGATTACTGTAGGTACTCATCTGTAAACCGTCATCGACGCACAGATCATAAAGTGTTTCTTGCAGGTCGCGCAGATCGGGGTTACTGCCCTTCAAACGAAAATGAATCGCGTGACTGCCTAGACTGTCAAACGTCCTCAACGAACCGATAGGAAGACTTAACGTAGGTAGTTCAAGGGTTGCAAGTGTGCTTTGCAGCGCCTTAATTTGTTCATCTGTCGCAGCGGGGATATGCACGAGCGCGACATGAAAGGTGTCTGCCGCGTTCCATTCAACTTGTGCATCAGGAAGCAGAATTTTAACCTGCCCTTGCAGCGCGATCAAATCAGGGCTGTTTTTGAGAGAAAGCGTCAGATAGAGAGACTTGCCCGCTGGTGGCGTGACATCCTTGTCCGCTGTTGCTGGTGCAGGGAGTTGCGGTACAACGGGCGGCGCTTCTAATACAGGCTGTATAGGTGTAACGTCAATCGTTGGTGTAGCCGTTGCCAGCATCCCGGCGTGTGCTGCGTTCTGGATAATCTCAGGCGCACGTTCTAAATCCTCAATCTGAACAATGATGGTGCCGGGCTTGAACACAAGAAAGTCACCACCGGGTAAAGGTTTATAGCCTTCTTTTTCGCGCCGCTCGTTGAGGGTGATAACCCCATCGTTGTACTGCACACTCAGGATGTCGGTCTTTTCTTTGGTGTTGTGGATCAATCCCAACACCTGCTCGGACTCGAAGCACAGTTCAGATGTAGGGTCGAGCCAAGGCATGACCACCGCATTGTAGAACATGGCGATTTCTTCCGCGTCGGGGATGGCGACCATCTCCCAAAAGTTCGCCGTCTGTGCATCCATCGTGGAGCCTGCGCTCAACGGGTCACTTACACCCCCTGCTCCCGCCATCGACATAGGCACACGAAACGCCGCGCATATTTTCTTGGCGGTGCTTTCTTCGTTGTCCTTCTGGCTCGTGGGTGGCTCTGCACCCATCTTGATGTACTCAAGCGCCCAGGGCAAGAGGATTGTGCTAAAGGCATTGTCTACACCTTTAGTCTGTTCAGCGAATTGTGTTTGGATAAGTTGCGCTTGGTTTTCATCTACAACCGTGCCATCGCGTCCGACAATGATGCCGCCCGGCGTTGCGTCGTTTTTGTAAAAGGATTTGATAAAACGCTCGATGTTTCGGTCAATGTTGACCGACCCCAAAGCGACCATCAGCGGCGACTTGCCACGCATGTCGTCAGAGGGGCGCATCAGTTTATGATACGCAATGTCATCAAGACCGTAGAATACCATGCCGCCCCCGCCGCTGTAGTCGTAGCGGATGATCTCACCCATCATAACGAAAGGCGCGGTTACGGCGGGATTCAACCAGCGCAGCCCACCGGGGATATGAGTATTTCCTATCTGCATTTTTTCAAGATAGACCTCACCCCAGATCATCAGGCTTGCCATATGGTTGTAAATAATGTTTTGCTGCCACTGTAAATAGGCTTGGTCGAAGGCTTTTTGAAATGGCGAGTTAAGGATCGGCTCGCCCGTATATTTATTTTTGATCGTCCGTTTGAAACGACTTACGGCCTGCGCTCGAATGTGGATGCAGACATCAGCCCAAACAACCGCTTCGGCGGCGCGAGCGAGATCGTCCGGCGATAAGTCGAAGTCCTTAAGCTGCTGGCGTATGCGATAGCCACTTTCATAACCGCCGCGCGCTCGGCTGTTCTGTTTAGCCAACATTAACCCCGCAGTGATAAATGCGCGCGAGGCTTGTGTCTGGAGTCTTTGTAATGGTCCCATTATCGTTTCCCTTGCCTCAGCACCGTAACACTCGCTACGGGTGCGGTATTCGCGCCATGCCACGCTAAGGCATTGGCTATAACAAAATCGTCGTGTTCGCCGTCTGGGGCGCTGTATTGCCACACGCCCGTAATCGTTTGCTTGGCGGTGAAGGCTTGCATCTCCCGGCGCTGGTCGGGAATGTTGAGCAGCTTCAAGTCGCCCATGTGCAGCGCTTCATGCAGCGCGCCCATGATCTGCGCTTTGCTGGATGCGCTGGTGGTAAACGCCTTCACCGAAGTCTTACATTCGGCGGCGCGCATCTCACTTTGAAGCGCCTCAATATTGGTGCTGCCCATACTGTTGCGTTCCGCGACCAACGTCACCACGTTCCAGCGTTTGAGTTTCGCCACGATCTGCCGCCGCATCTCTGCCCAAGGCAAGCGGTTAATCCGCAGCACATCGACCTGCCGCATGGTGACCAGATCAATGACGGATAACACGGTGTAATCGACAGTCTGCGCGAAATCGAGTCCGGCGTAGTGGCGTCCGTCGCCGGGTTCGACACCATTCGACGCGCTGAACACTCCGGTCAGGTCTCCAAAGTAACCACCGCCCGACAGCAGGAAACATGACCGCGCATTCTCAGGATAGGCTTGGAGAAAGCGATGCTTTAATTCGAGTTGCTTACTGCGTCGCCACTTGATCTGCTCCGGCGATAGGTTATAGAGGTCAATCACTTCTAATTCTTCGTCGGTGTACTCAATGTCTTCGCCGCGCCTAAGCGATATGCAGTAGGCCGGATCGCTGAACCAAGGATAGAAATGCAGCGACCACGCGCTATCTCCATCCATAGCGCTCATACAAGCATTGTAAAACCAACCTTGTGCGCCGTTGGGCGTGGACTCCAGCACAATCCATGAGGGATTTCCGCCCTGCATGATGCCTTCCATCAATGACTCGGCATCCTTCCAATAGGCGACCTCTGAACCGTGAATATGGGAGTAGGTGCCGCCGCGCCCGGTGTGGACGTTGCCAGCCGTGATGATGACCGCCTCGCTATCCAGACCCGGATAGGTCGTCACGGTGGCGTTTGCATAGTGACGTTTGGGGCGAAAGCCAGTCGGGAGATTGTTGTAGAACCGGTCTTTCATGCGTCTCAGTTTTTGAGTGCTTTCATCGTCATGGGAGAGTGTCGCCGTCGTTGCCGTCCGGGTCGTCTCATATCGGAACATCTCACCCTGAATGGCGGTTGAAAATCCCAACTGTCGCGCCTTCAGGACCAGATCGCGCCGGGTGCGGTGGGCTAGGTAATGTCTTTGTGCGGCGTTGTGCCGAAACCTGACCAACTGTTTTTCTTTGTTCTGGACGTAAAGAAATGCCTCGGCAAAGAGCGACGCATCATTGGCGACTTCGACGGGTGTAGGCATGGCGCGAACCATCAGTCTTTGCCTCGCATCACATCTTCCCATGTCAGGCTAACATCGAATGACGTAGGCTCACCGAACTCCAGTCGCGTTTCCTTCATGATGGTTGCGGCTGCTTGAGCAAGGTCTTTGAGGTCTTTCATCGAAAGTTTGGCCACCTGTTCCTGCTGCGCGGTAATGACCTTGCCCAAGATCGATTGAAGCGCTCGGATAGTCACCTGACGCAGTTCGACAGCACGGGCGCGGTCTGTCTGGCGCTTCTGATCTTCGGCGGCGCGTCTTTCTTCCCGTACAAATTCGTCCCACGCTTCGGCGCGGGATTGCCAGTTCCATAGATCGGATGTGTCACGCCAAGGTTTCGGGATGGCTTTAGCGGCTGGCTTGCCCAAGTCGCTGCGCTCGGCATTGTAGACAGCCTGCTTTGCTCGGTTCGACCCTAGCAGGCGATAACGTTCAAAGCGATCAAACCAGTTGCCCGGCTCGTCCGACTGCTGATCCCATAGGTTCATGAGCCGCGCTCCACTGTTAATCCCATGAGAGTCAAGCGTTCCAGTGTGCAGGCGACGTAGACGGGCGATAGCTCTACCCCACTACCCAACCGCCCCCGCGATTCACAAGCAACGATGGTTGTGCCTGTACCGCAGAAGGGGTCAAGCACACGCTCGCCCCGGTTGGTAAAGTTCGTGATGAGGTGCCCAGCTACATCAAGCGGCATGGTCGCGGCGTGTAGATCGGCAAATTCGTTTTGACGCTGTGCCGGAGCAGCGAAGACATTATCGACAGTGCCGCGAAAGTCCTTTGTGCCAATGGCGCGTGTCGGGTATTTCGACTGGCTCAGGACATGCACATACTCAAAGCCGGAATTAATGACCCGTTCCGCCATAGCAGGCTGTGCGTTGTCCTTCGACCAGATGAGGGTATCGGCGTAGTGCGCTTTGAACGTGTAGAGATAGTCGATTAAGGCCAGCTTGTTACCAGCCAATGATTGAATGTTGATGAATAGCCATCGCGCATAGGGTATCGCCGACTGGGTGAAATCGATCAGCAGCCGCAGGTAGTCATCGACGGATAACGCATCATCGCCGCCAGCGACATACTTAGTATTGTCGGTGTGGGTGTTTCCAGACAGGCTTTCACTCGATCCGGCGTTATAAGGCGGACTGGTTAGGAGCATCGAAGCAATAGAGTTATCGACGGCTCGGCATACATCGTCAGATTGAGTCGCATCGCCGCAAACTAATCGGTGAGTACCAGAAACGCTTTGACTTGCAATCAGCCACAGGTCACCGGGTTGCACATCATACTTAGCGACTAGCTCCTCACCGCGCATCGAAACGGCTGGCGCATCGCGTTTAGCTTCATCGGCGCTCATGTCATCGACCAATGCCCGAAGGTCGTTTAACGCGCTGTCGTCGAAGCCAACCGCCAGCCGCACATCGCCCACCATCGACTCCAGGTACTCTAGCAAGAGTCGATCATCCCGCACCGAAGACCGGGCGATTTCATTATCGGCAATCGCAAATGCGACGGCCTCAGACTCGGAGAGATGAGAGATGTCTACCGTGTCGATAGACCATGCACCGTTATCGACATGCACATTCTGCGGCGGGTAGCTGTGATCAAGGCCGGGGCGCGCCCCTTCTGACTGAATCAATCGAAGGGCTAAAACCGTGTGATTGTTGGCTCTAACATGCACATCACGCCAGATGCGCGGCGCATTGTTGAATCCAAAATGGCGAATGCTTAACGCAATCGCTTCAACGTCACCCCTATTATAATTTTCCGGCCACACTATGAGGCCGTTTAGCATACATCTTGTCATCGGCATCAACCGTCTTAATTTTGTCTTACATCTATTTTAATAGAACAACCGTCCTAATGTCAAAGTATTGAGTAACCCCCCCACTTTTTGGGTGCTGTCAATGTGGGACAACATTGTATAATATAGATACAACTAAATAGCGCGGTGGCACACCGTACAAGCGACGACTAGAAATCAGGGGAGGAGTCGCCACCCTACCCCCGACGCTGGTTTCGTTAAGACCAATAGAACACGACTAGAACATATCAACACTAAACAATTATAGAATACAACAGAACAGACCCTTAATCTACCCCTATCGCCCTACCCCATAACCATGAAATGACCCGCGAACCTTTACGTATTTATGTTCAACAACATTGTATAATATAGATGTACTGCAAAGCATGAGCGGTACGCCGGACGTGCGAAAAATCATTCGCCCTGGCTCTCACACATAAGGAGTCATCATGCAAAACGAAAACGTCACCACATTTTTTAGCCGTCTCGGAATCAATGCCAGTGAGATAAGTCTCATGGCAGATAATGAGACAATTGAATTTGCCGCCACTTTGGGCGGGTTCGGCAAATTGCAAAGTATTCCGGCGAATACCTTGCAGTTAGTGACAATCAAGGGCAGCCGCGTTATTGGGCGCATTAGCCTAGCGGAATTGTCCAGTATTACGCCAGCCCGTGCGGAACGCGCCAAGCGGTCTTTTGATGGGAATATCGCCAGTAAAACGGTTTACGAAATTACTCCGAATACTGGCGATGTGAACATTTTGACGCTTGCAGAGATGGGCGGCGATGAAGGGTTCGCCATTATTAACGGCGAACACTTTACACTGTTTACCGCGGCGGCCTCAGATTACTATCAAGTTGGTGAATTGAGTGACCCCGCCCGTGTCATTTATGCAGTGGAATACCTTGACCCGGAAAACAAAAAACAAACTTTGAGCGCTTATGGTGTAACAAATTTGTTGCGCCGGATTCAAGCGCTCAAAGTGGCGATTACCCCTACTGAATAATCCCCGCTAATCCCCTAACCTGAGGCTCCAACCAGAGCCTCAGGATTTTTATTGTATTGCGGTAGAACAAATGTTCCGACCATTTGAGCATAGAACATTTGTTTTTCGTCAAGGGTGGGGCGGCGTGTCCCTTAGTTCCCCTATGTGCCGTTAGCACCCTGCCGAAGATGGCAGTAGGTTTAACTTTTAAAGCGTCCCGATGAACCGCGGTATTGACTTGTTAAAGAACTTAGATATATTATACAATGATACACCTTATAAACAGCACCCAATAATGGGGGGGGTTCAAATGTATACCACAAAACAAATGACCGAGATGCTTCATATATCACGCCACACATTCTTAAATCATCTGGATAAATTGCCAGCGCCCGGCACGAAGGTCAATGATCGCTTACGCATCTTCACTGATGAGGACATCGCAGCGAACCGCGCTTACTTCGATAGCCACGTTGACAGCCGGAATCGCGGCGGACGTGGCAAGAAACGCAAGATCAATCCAGCAAGCTAATTCGCGCTAAGAATTAAACGGCTATAACCGTGTTTCATATTAGCTCACCCGTTCTATTGCGCTTAATCAACTGTTCAAGTATACTATTGATGTAGTTCACACACACTGAGATAGCAAAG